GTATCTGATAACGTAGGAATACCCACGGGATTTCCTAGATATGACGCAGCGATTGGCGGAGGGTTAAGAAGAAAGTGTGTTGATCTCGTTGCCGCTCGTCCAAAAGTTGGTAAGTCCATGTTTGGAGACGCTGTGGCGATGAATGTCTCTAGGCTAGGCATCCCTGTGCTGATGCTAGATACAGAGATGAGCAAAGAAGACCATCTCAACAGAATGCTAGCTAATCTTAGCGGTGTAGATATTAATAAGATTTCCACTGGTAAGTTTACAGAAAACCCACTAGAAAAAGAGAAGGTAGAAAAAGCCGCACAAGAACTTAAAGAGATACCATATCACTATATCAGTATAGCTGGTCAGTCTTTTGAAAATATATTAGCCTTAATGAGAAAATGGATTTATCAACATGTAGGATTTGATGAGGCGGGCGTTACAAGGGATTGCCTAGTTGTGTATGACTACCTAAAACTTATGGGGTCAGAAGGTATTAGTAGTTCCATGCAAGAATATCAAGTGCTTGGTTTTCAAATAACGCAGCTACATAATTTTATGGTTAAGTATGACGTGCCTTGCTTGAGCTTTGTACAGCTAAATAGAGATGGTATAACCAAGGAGTCTACCGATGTGGTATCAGGCTCAGACAGGCTTATATGGCTTTGTACTAGTTTCTCTATATTTAAGATGAAGTCAGAAGAAGAAGTCGCAGAAGACAAAATAGAAAATGGAAACAGAAAACTAGTTCCCGTTGTAGCTAGGCACGGTTGCGGTTTAGATGACGGTGACTATATTAGTATGAATATGTTTGGGAGTATCGGTAAATTACAAGAGGGTCAAACCAGAAATGAACTTCATAATAATGCAAGAGCAAGAGAAGAAGGTTTTGAAATAAATGAAGAAATTGACACAGAATCAGATATTGACAGTGTGTGACAAACTAGCAGAGTATATTCCTGAGATTCTAGAACACTTTGATATCGAAGGACTAGAATACCCCAACAGGTATTCGTTTCCATGTCCTATTCACGGTGGGGATAGCCCAGAGGGTTGTAGCGTATTTACAGACGGAGACTCTGCGGTTGGTAACTGGCGATGTTGGACGAATCAGTGTGAACAAGACTACCAAAGTAATATATTTGGATTTATAAGGGGCGTACTATCAAATAAAGAAGGTAAAGATGTTTCTTTAAATGCAACATATAACTTTTGTCTAGAGTTTCTTAAACTGGATGATTCGCAATTAGAAACCCAAGACCGTCAACCAAGTAAAGAAGTTAAATTACTAGAAATATTTGAAAGAAAGATTGAAAGAAAACCCGCTACAATATCTAGGAAGCAGATACAGTCTACTATAGATATACCAGCAGAATACTACATCAATAGAGGATACAGAGAAGAAACCTTAAAAACTTTTGATATAGGAACATGTTTTGCAAAAAATAAACCAATGTCAGGAAGAGTTGTTGTTCCGATCTACGATGAAGACTATAACTATGTAGGATGCGTTGGAAGGTCTGTCAACGATGAACTAAAGCCTAAATGGTTGCACAGTAAGGGCTTCAAAAAAAACGTTCTTTATGGATTTAATATTGCGCAGAAGTTTATGGGAAACAAAGGTATTCTTTTTATACTAGAGGGACAGGGCGATGTTTTAAGAATGTATGAAGCAGGATTCAAAAATTCGGTTGGTATTTTTGGTTCTAGTATAAGCGATGACCAGCTATTAACATTAGAAAAAAGCGGCGCTTTAAACTTGGTAATACTCACAGACTATGACGAAGCTGGAAAAAAAGCCGCAAACCAAATTGTCAAAAAATGCGGAAGAAGATTTAATTACTATAGACCGCAAATTTCTAAAAAAGACATTGGTGAAATGACTACAGAACAAATTCATCAAGAACTTAACCCCCAATTAGAGAAGGATAACTTAATATGACGACTAGAATTCTAGCCTTTGCCGGAAACAAACAGTCTGGTAAAACGACATGTAGCAACTTTATACATGGCTACCAGCTTAGGTCTCACAATATAATTAGCGATTTTAATGTTACAGATAAGGGTGAACTTGTTGTTGGAACAGAGTTTATAGATTCTAAAGGGGAAAAGGAGCAAGGTCACGCTTTTCTGGATGTAAAGAGAGTAGACTTAGAGTTTTCCGAGTGGGCGGTTTATAATATGTGGCCCTATGTAAAAAGTTATTCTTTTGCAGACCCTCTTAAAAATATTGCAACAGAATTGTTTGATATAAAAGAAGAAAATATACGAGGCACAGACATACAAAAAAATGCTAAAATACCAATTACTTGGGAGTCTATGCCGGGAGTTATAACGTGCGCTAAAACTGCCAAACTTTCGCAAGTTAAAAAACTCATTGATAATGGCACCTTGCTGTATCATAAAAAAGGAAAGATGACAGGCAGAGAGTTCCTTCAGTTTTTTGGATCAGAAGTTTGTAGAAAAATCTACGAAGAGATTTGGGTTTCAAGACTAGTTAAAGATGTAGAATCAGAAGGATCTTTACTGGCAGTGGTTGACGATTGCAGGTATCCAAATGAGGCTGAAGCTATTCAAAACGCTGGAGGCAAAGTCATTAGACTAACAAGATCAAATTACAAAGATTCTCATAAAAGTGAAAATGCCTTTGATGAAGATTATGAGTTTGACGCTGTTATTGATAATAAAAATATGTCTATACAAGAAACTCATATAGAACTTGTAAAGACTATTGAAGAATGGGGCTGGCTAGGGTCTCCGATACCGGAGTCTCTTCCAGAAGAAGAACCCATTCTTGTTGGTGGTATCCACACCATTAAGGAATCGGAATGATAGTAACGTACATTAGATCCTCTAGTTATGGCAATTACGACTTTTGTCAAATGCAGTATTTTATGACTTATGTTTTGGGATATAGGTCTGAGTCAGGTAAAAAAGCGCAGCTAGGCACTATGTGTCATAAGGTAATGGAATGTTTGGCTTCTTGCAAAAAAGAGCTACAGGACAATCCAGACGAGAAAGAGTTGTCAATTATAGATGACGCTATTGGCGAAGTTGAATTTACACCAAGAAAACTAAAGACCAAGAAGTTTGTCGCAGATCTTCTAAGTCGTAGCTACGATCACTACGGATCTACAGATAGCCATAAGTACCACCCTGCTGATTTTAAGTTTTGCGAGAAGCAGGTAGATACGGCTTTAACTTTTAACGAAGGCCAGTTTGACCCAAGAAAAAGAGACATAGTAGATACAGAGCCAACTTTTGATATCGAAATAGAAGAAGACTGGGCGAAGTATGAGTACGAAATGCCGGATGGTACAACCATCAAAGGCAATCTAGCCATTAAGGGAACTATTGACCTAGTTACAAAAATAGACGACAGTATCATTGAAGTAGTAGACTGGAAAACGGGACAAAGAAAGAATTGGGCTACAGGAGAAGTTAAAACTTATGAAAAACTTCTTGACGATGCGCAGTTGTTGTTGTATAATTATGCTATATCAAAACTTTACCCGGATTATGATCAAGCCATCATGTCTATCTTCTTCACTAGGGACGGTGGGCCGTTTAGTATGTGTTTTGACAACAGAGATCAAGATAGATTTTTAGAAATGTTAAGAAAAAGATTTGAAGAAATTAAAGAGAACGTCAAACCAAGGCCGATTAGCTACAGTAGAAGGGACTTTAGATGTCAAAAACTTTGTCACTTCTACAAGAACGATTGGCCGGGGACTAATACCACTATGTGCGAGCATGTGGAGCAAAGGCTGCATACGATAGGCCACAAAGAGACAGTAAAAGAGTGTACTAATGAAGGTTTCAACATAGGATATTACGAGGCTCCGGGATAATGGCACAATTAATTGATTTAAATAACGAGTTTGATTTAGGAAACAAATTTACACTAGATGTCGCTACTAAGTTTAGTGAAATGCTAGATGATAACTACAGAGTTATTGTAAAGTATGATGCTCAAGACACTCCAAAATTTAGCGATAACAAATTTAATGTTTTAATATCTACGTCCAGAGAAAATCATCAAGTACCAGAAGGTTTCTTTGATGAAGATGTGTTTTTAATATTTCAACATTACCATGCTCTTGATAGATGGGAACATTGTTTAGATACACCTCTAACCTTCCCCATCCCCTTGGGGCCGTTTAACGATTTATATAAGGATATTGAGATAAAGCCTATTTCACAAAGAAAGTATGACTTTGTTTTTGTGGGGCAGGTTCCTAAGACGGGGACAAGAGATTCTTTTAAAAGAGGACTTGACAAGTTAATAAAGGAAAAGGGGGATAAATTTAAATACAGGATTGAATTTACTGACGGATTTAGTAAAGGGTTAAAGCCAAAAGAGTATATGGAACTTTTAGCTGACTCTAAACTATCGCTATGTCCCGCCGGGGCGTATAGCATGGAAACGTTTAGGTTTTTTGAATCCACTTTGATGGGGGCTATACCAGTCGTAGACAGGCTTCCAAAGTTTTGGTATTATGAAGAGGCTTCATTTTTCAAAGGCGCTTGGGATGTTCTGGATAACACATTATCAAAATCTTTAAATTATCTACAAACCGGAAGCTGTAGAAATATGCTTAAAGGTTTAGCTATGTATAATAATGATGTATTAAATGTTGAAAGTTTAGCTTCTAGGATGAAGCATATTGTAGATCAAAGACATGGAAATATAGAATCTTCTAGTGAGTATCTTAAAAATTTGAGGAATTGTTTAAAAGATGAATTGGACTCCGATCAACTGTAAAACTCATTTTAGTTTACAGCAAGGCTTTTGTAAAACAGATAAACTAGCAAAGAGATGTGCTGAGTACGGCTATACTGCTTGCGGCATAGCTGATCTTGGTACTGTCTCTGGTGCTGTAGAGTTTCACCAAGAGTGTAAAAAGCAAGGCGTAAAACCCATCATTGGATGCGAGTTCGACGGGTTCATACTTTACGCAAAAAACAAAGACGGCTGGTTTGATTTGGTTAAATATGTATCAAATCAAAACGTAGAAGTTTTAAAAGAGATAGCAGAGAACGGTAATCTTCTATGTGTAACCCCAAAGAAAAACGGTTTTGCTAAGATATTTAAGTCTAACCATGTAAAAATTGACTATGAGAAAGAAGCTATCTATTATGTAGATAAAGATGATGCAGACTGTCATAGGATTATGTTGTGTAGCAAGCTTAAAAAGACCCTTGCAAAGCTAGAGGGTGTAGAACATGAGTTTTCACAATTCTTTGATGGGGACGATAGGTGGTATCTACCAGACATGACGGAGTTATCAATAGGTTGCGAAATTGAAAAAAGATGTGAAGAATATGAACTCACAGGACCACCCATGTTACCAGACTTTGATTGTCCAAAGGGGTTTGATCAAAACGAATACCTAAAAGAACTATGTCGTCATGGCTGGAAGAAGAAGTTAATTCCATCTAAGAAAGTCTATTTAGACGTAGACAAAAAAGAATATCTTGATAGAGTTAAAACAGAGTTAGAGGTTATTTTTAAAGCTGGGCTTTCTGGATATTTTTTGATTGTGCAAGATATTGTAAATCACGTTAAGGATAAAGGATGGATCGCTGGACCCGGAAGAGGCTCTGCTGCTGGATGTTTAGTCTCTTATCTACTAGGAATTACAGAGGTAGATCCTATCGAGTACGGACTAATTTTTGAGAGGTTCTATAACGAAGGAAGAAATACAGATGATTATATTTCTTTGCCGGATATTGATGTAGATGTTCCTGCGGAACACAGAGACGAAGTTATTGACTATATCAAGGAAAAGTATGGCGATGAAAACGTTTCTCAAATGATTACATTTGGTAGGCTACAAGGAAGGTCTGCATTAAAAGAAGTTTTAAGAATCAATGATGCTGTATCATTTTCCGAAATGAACGAGATAACGGATTGTATTCCAGACGAAGCGCTCATATCCGACCAATTAGAGTTGATGGATAAGGAAGATAGGTCTATCATAAGGTGGGCCTTAGAAAATGAATCAGAAGATCTAAAGGGTTGGTGTAAGATAGGCGAAGAAGGAAAGCTGGAAGGAGATCTAGCTAAGTTTTTTGAACAGGCTATTAATATTGAAGGTACAAATAAATCTCAGGGCAAACACCCCGCTGGTGTAATCATATCAAAGTTTAAACTTAAAGACGTGTGTCCTATGGTGAAAGATGCTACTGGTAAAAATATAGTTGGTTTTGAAATGAACGATCTAGAGTCGCAAGGACATGTTAAATTTGACATTTTAGCCATTGATCTATTAAGTAAAATCATGGAA